CGCCTGCTCCGGCCTTTCGGCCGAATCCCCTCCCTTAATAGGGAGGAACCCACCGAGTTTTGATGTTGACGAACTCGGGACGTCCAGCACGCTCAAGATGCTTCAACTCATACGGTTCATCGATCCGTTTGAGAAAGAACTTGAGTAGAGCACCTGCTCCGTCCAGCATAGAAACTGGCGGAGTAGACTTGAGTACAGCGGCCCTAACGAGGGGCCTCTGCAAGTAAGGACACTCTCGCTCAGCTTCCCAGCTGAGGTACGAGTGCCTGCCCAAACCAGGTGAGGTAGTTTCGACGATAGGCATGGGGATAACCTTCCCAAGCATCTCATCGAGATACGCCGCCGTCCGCCAGTAGCCACTAAAATACATGTGGTTCCTAAGCTCAACGGTAGCAACTATCTCCCTTGCGTCCTGCCTGCGTGTAGGGATATCCTTGCCGACCTTGACAACTGATACGTCTTGGCCGTCGTAGTAGTCCTTACCACAACTCTCTCTGAACTTCCCAGTCCAGAAAGACTTGTCTTGATTCACTTTCAGCCCGTAGGCTTCGAGTGTTTCAATCACAGGATGCACAAAATTCACGGGTACGATCAAGTCGTCCCCGTAAACGCGCACACTGCGCCGATAGTCCGAGAGGATTTTCGGCGTTAACTGGGATTTGAGCCCTCGGGCGATCCCCATAAAAACCAAGGTGCAGAACACCATAGCTTCGACGGGAAAAGTGAGAGCTGAACCCATAGACGCGAACTTGGCCAGGTGATGAACACCATAGCCAGGCACATCTGCCCTGTAGCTGCGCGAAGACATCACACTCTCCAAAAGGAAGGAGTAACGACTAAGCATACTACGTACGAGCAAATTAGAAACGCGATCCGAGGCCTCGCTCAAGTCGAGCGTGGCCAGATCCTGGACTGCACTTCCATGGCAAGCCATGGTGTGGTTCAGATTCTGGTCTCGGAAGCCGATGACATCGCGCAGGTTGTTATCCTGCTCAATGGCGCCGACCAAGGCGTCCTTCAACCCCTGCTGCACGAATTGCATGTGCGTAGGTTCGATGGCGATGATCCTTGGCGTTTTTAGCGTTTTAGGGACGGATACTACCCTCACGGGAATCTCCGCCTCAGGTTCCAACCAAGTAGGTCCAACCGGATCTGCCAAGAAATGGCTAACCGATGGGTACAAGAAATCGCTGGCTAGGAGGCCAGCTTTCTCCAACCGGGAGGTCCAAACACGGTTCGTCCATTTGCCATTGGCTTTTAGACGGTCCGCTGTGGCTCCAGGTCCGTGATTGGGTCGGATGTCATAGTCGTAAACCTGTTGGTTCACTTCTGTGAGTACCTTCCCGAGCACGAGTGTGGTGGCTCGCTCAAACTCCCGCAACTTCTGGGGAGTCGAAGCTTGCTGTTCCCACAACCTTACTTGGTCGTCACACTCGAGGAATTTAACAAAGGCGGCTTTGACACGCGCCTCCGTGCACGGACGCTCCAGCTTCTTAAACAGATACGAGATCTGTCGAACGGCTTGGATAGCGTCAATGGACGGCTCCTCGAGCAAATCACCAGTATACTGGTCGAACACTTGGCTTGTGTAACCCTGCAACAAGGCAGGGAGCCACGCCCCTCGCTTCGCGAACGAAGTGAATAGGGCTGAGTCTACGGATCCTCGATCCAGACATCTTTCGAAGTCCTTCCCAAAGGATGGTAGAGTGATCGTCAGGAAAGACAATCCCTCAGTGTCGACACGCCGAACGATTGTGTTAAGATCGTTCGTGGTGCTAGTGCAACACCGTATGCCCGTATCTTCGAGCACACGACTCATGAGTAGTACATGGCTTTTCAACTGGCCCTCCTTTGTGTTTGAGGGTAGCAGTTCCAAGGTCATGGCCTTCTCACGTTCCACAGATGTCTCCCAAGCGAGGCGCCTTTTCGCAAAGGCTAACCTAGCTTGAGAGTCATCTTCGGTCACTCGACGGCTAGCTTTCGCCGCCGAGGATCTTGACCAGCTGGGCGCTAGACGAGGCAGTGAGCATGCTCACGAGAGCCTCGACGATGCCCCGCTGGGCTGCAAGTTCATACCCCGACTTAGGGGTATCGACCGTAATCATCACCGACATGCTTGCCATTCGGGACAGTCCATCCACCAACTCGTCTGCGACGAGCTGAGAATGGTTGAACCGAACCGAGTGGCGAACACGATTCCCATACTTATGGCTGATGACAACATCGTTGTCGCCATCAGAGGAACGAAAAGTTCCTGAATCCTGGCCGAACCCAGTGCGCGCGAGCGCAAAGGTGTCGGCACCGACGGTGATAGAAAGTGGATCGGAAATAGCCATAACAACCTACTTAGAGTATTCCCCTAGGGGGATGCTTTGACGACGTTGTCAAAGGCTTAGTGTGTTTAAACTCCTTCTCAGGAGCCGGTGCGCCCCACAAGGGCTTTAACCATGGGATTTTGATATCCCAAGGGCACCGAGGATACCCAACTGTTTCGGAGTGAAATCCGAATATGTAAGGCCAAAACCATAAGGAGATGCTCCAATACGCTTCTTAGTCTCCGCCTTGAACTCTTGGCGGAGAACATGCTGGCCTGGGTGGGAATACCACATGTCGTGGCAATCCATCCAGTACTGGACCGTGTTGGTCCGGTGTTCCATCATGTAAGCGTAAAGGATCACTAAGCCGTCTGTGCTGAGAGCCGTCATGTTTGTCATGACGTCGCCTATGTTGGCGACCCAGTCAGCGGCCCAACTCCATGGCGCGGCATTCCACAGCGTTTCCGGCGTGAGCCGGGCACCATACAAGTGACTTGCGTCACTGTACCGTCTCCAAGCAGTACCTGGATCCGGCACATAGTAGGTGTACGCTGCGGAGAACCATCGTTCCACCTTCTCGGTGGTGATGGACCGCAACATGGTTGGTCCCCCACGATAGCACGACGGATGGAGAAGTGGCACGGGATATCTCACCCCGTGTTCCTCCTCCTTTGTCGTGATCTCAGTGGGGAACTGATAACGCCTCTTGACTACCTTTCCAGAGTTTGAATGGTATTCATCTAGAAGCTCTTCGGAGCGTCTGATGGTATCCATCGCACCCTGGACGTCGCGGATAAGTGGTTTCCAACCGAACTCCACGTTCAAGTACTCATCGCCCAAATTTCGGGCTTTGGTTACTTTACTTGGGGAAATAAGGCTGGCGCCAAGCACGGAGGGAATTCCCTCACGCGCTTCCGCAACAAAGGTACCAAGGTCATTCAACGGTTTTGTAGGCACAGTCCTCGCTATCGCGGTCGCTCCATAGACGCCAAGATCGGCGTCGGAGGAGGCCACGGGAAGGGGGAAGTGACTATAGTTGAACTCGTCTCTCCAGGGCCACTGATTTGTCAAGTAGTACGGCGAAGCCGCCTGCTTGGGATCAGTGGACCAGCTGAAGTGAGCGTCACCATTACCATTGAGCAATTGCTCCTGGTAGGTTCGCTTATGGACGAGGAACGGACCACCGACATTGACCAGAGAATTGTCAGCAAGCTCACCTTGTGAGTGAACTCGATGGTTCTCCGAGATAAGAAGGTCGTCTGTCCATGACTGAACTCGCGGGTTATCTTCGGTAGGCGCCGTGCTGGGAAACTCCCAGTACGGTGGAACCCATCGTCGATACGTTCGTTCTGAACGAGACTCGCGAGTAGGCATTATAGTTGTTCCTTTTGGGTTTTGGTTGGGCCCGGACCATGCGCAATTGCGTTTAGGTCCGAGGGTGTTGTACATTAAAGCACTGGTCGGGAGCCCAAGGGCTCCC